CCTGTTGCCAAAATCTAAAAATACATTCAGAGCGGTTGGGCAGAGTAAATTTAGAAGCAGTAAATCCATTACGAAGGCTGTACATGACATACCCGATTTTCCCTCTACCCAAGGACTTAAATTCTTTAGGCAGATATTTAAAAATTAACTTCTGCTGAAATTGTATACTGTTGGCCGATGTTTCTGTAAGACACCATATGATCGTGCCGGGGTTCTCTACGAGGGATTGAACTACCCGCTTGGCCGCCCACTCAGATTTGCCAGCTCTATTTCCGCCCATCACGAGGATTTCCGAGTGAGTCTTTAACTGCTCATCTGCCCGCTTCCAGGTATCAAGTTCAAATCCATGCCGGTAAGGATCTTCCTTTTCCAGCTTGATCGCTTCCTCACGCCTTTCCCAGTAAGCGAGGATTCGCTCGGGGGTCATTCGCAGTAGCTCGGCCTTGCTGAGGGGCGGAATGGCGGGATGAGGTGTCCAGTCTAGTGGCATTATGTCTATGTTAGCAGATTAGGCGGCTGGGCGGACATCGGGTAGGGGCAATTTGTTGAAATTTTTTTATGGCTACTAATCGGTTTCGGTGATCGCCAGACCGCTTGATCCGACCCCCTCCCCCCCCTCGTCTGATATATACTTTTGCGTAAGTCGTTGATAATCAGTAAAAATGTATTCGTATAATAAGTTTTATGTCTAATTCTCCTTGACCTGATCCTTATTGATAATTCATTCTCATTATGTCACACCGATTAAAATCATGCCTACGAAAAGACCGAGAGTATATCAGAAAGCAGAGAACCTTCCGGCTAATCTAGTTGTCGAGGAAGCCTGTCCCGCAGTTTGGACCGGACAGAGGCTTTTCGATAAGAGACCTAAAGATTATGCTAAATGCGTTCAGATGCTGGCTGAGGGTTCCACGATAACGAGTATTACAAAGCAGTGTAAGATAACAGCTCATACAGTTGCAGTCGTTAAGTCCCGAGAACAAGAAACGCTGAAAGATACAAAAAAGCATCTTAGAGGGTTAATCGGAACAGCGACTCAGCTTGCAGTGGAAAGCCTGATAACTAAACTCCAGGACGATGAAATCCCATCGGGAGTCCTGCCAATCGCCACCGGCATTTTGATCGACAAGCACAGGCAATATGAGGGTGAACCGACTCAAGTCATTGAGGTAAAGAAATCTCTGTCCCTCGATGAAATCCGTGCCGAGCTAAAGAACTTAAAGGATGAGGAGGTCATTGATGTGGAGGTGACCGATGTCTCATCTACAGAATGAATGGCGTTGGGTAATTGCTCTTGCCCTATTCTTTTTAGAGCGGGATCTCATCTTAGAGACAATGTTCGCATTGATTGAGATAGTTATCCGCCTGACCGCCTAATTTTTTTCATCCCCTAGCCTATTAACTATTAGGCACTTACAAGATTATTAAAAATAAATGTAAAATATATCTTGCTTTTCTGTACAGGTAAGCTAGATTAAGGGTATGAACAACAATGCTACACAGATTTCACTTACTACTAACGAACTGGTTATGCTTCAGATGATTGCTTGTAACTGCTACACGCCAGCCAACTATTCCGAGCCTGAGAGCTTTGACGAATGCGGATCGCCTTGGTCGAACTGCCTCGATGACTGCGAACTAAAAGATGGAATGGTAATGCCCGATTCTAAATCATTTGGCGGTATCGTCTCTTCTTTAGTCAAAAAGGGGTTAGCAGAATGCTCGGGGATGAATGACCCTGAAGATTGCACAGCTCTAACCGAAGAAGGTTTTAAAGTATGGCAAGACCAAGTGCAAAAGGTGGATTTCTCATGATCTGCCAATTCTGCGAATATGAGTTCCCCGATGGACTTGGAAAGTACGGATGCCCTAACTGTCATGGCGAAGGGCTGGATGAAGATGAAAGCGAAGGTAATTCTAAACAAGAGCCAATATCATGCAATTTAGAAAACTTAAACGATTAGCTTCAGAGTTGAATGTTGGAGTTGAACAACCTGTCTTCTCTTTTGGAGAATGGGAACTACCCTTTTATGCTTTGGAAGGTTTCTCTTTTAATGGACAATTTACTTGCTCCTCATTTTTCGTTGACGATTTGGATGCCGAATTTACAAAAGGCCAAGTAATCGAAATGGCATGGGAGCATATTAAAAATGAGGCTGAAGAAATCAGTAACGAGATTTATGAGGAGTAATAATGACCGATAAAAAACAATGGGGCGGTAAGCGCCCAAACCAAACAGGCCGACCGCCTAGCCGCCAAGGGGTTCGCCGTGTCGGATTCCATTGCCTGGTTGATCCGGCAACCCGTGACCTAATCAAGCAGTATGGCCAGAGTAAGAATTTATCCGCTGGTCAAGTGGTTGACGAGTTAGCTGATAAGCTACCGAAGATAGATTAGCAGAAATAGCCTTTAAAGCCTCGTATAGGACGCTGAAGCCTATTTACATATCAAACGAGTCTAATCTATCACCTTAACCGATAATAAGCCTAATACGAGCATAGGCTTCCTACCCTATATTCTCTCAACCGATTTTTATTAATACGATATATTCTTTCATCCGATTTAACTAGTCATCGCTTTTACGGCTAAGCGAGTGTAGTAGTTGTGCCCGGCAGGGCGGGCAACTACTACCTTTAGCCTTTTAGGGGTAGTAGTCGTTGTTTCTATATAAGGCAACGACTACTACTTTTGAGACAGAGTTGAGACACTAATTCTGCTTATAAATGTAGAGGTTTTCGAGACCTTTTCCCCTCTTTTGTACAATAATATTTTCATCCTTTTTTATAATATTTCGGATGGTATCGGGATGAATTTCTTCACCTGTTTTCTCCTCAAGCTTATTATTTAGGTTTTTAAGCCCCATGATTGAATTAGTTTTAAGCAACTCGACAAGAGCATTGGACAGCTTATCGTGTCGTTCTTTTTTCGCTTTTGTCTGCCCAGCCTTACGAAGTTTCGGTTCCATTTCGGGCTTATGGATAAAGTTCGGCCAGGAAAATTCCACCACTTGGGCGGGTGGGGCTGGAAAGTCTCGGAGGGTGGCTTCTAGGACGAGGTGATCCTCCTCTTCGTGGGGGGTAAGGGTAAGGATGGCATCGGGGTCTCTGGCAAACACGCCAGACCCGCTTGCCCGGTCAATGTGGTCCGTGTCTGCCTTGTTTCCCTTGGAGAAGTGGTGGGCATATACGAATGAGCAATCTAGTCTTTCGGAGAATTGTTCCATTCGGTTTACGACTTCGGACATTGCACCGGCATCATTCTCATCTGCTCCTGTGGAGAGCTTATAGAATGGGTCAACGATTACGAGGTCGGGCGGGTAATTGTCGAGGTCTTGGATGTGGTGGACGAGTTCTTCCAGGGTTCTGGATTGGCCTCGTAATCCGCAGTATAGAAAGTTCTTATTATCGGGCTTGTATCCATCATTGGATTTAACAATCTCGGCAATCCGCTTGGCCGCCATGCGTGGTTTAAGTTCGAAATCGAGGTAGATAACCTTTGAACCTGCTCGGTGGGTTGGATGACCCAGCCATGTCTTTCCATTGGCAACTGCTAGGCCGAGGTGGAGAAGGGACAGGGTTTTACCGGCTTTCGAGGAGCCGGATATGATCATCTTTGATCCCTTGTAGAGGATACCTTTTATGATTTCGTTGGGCATGGTGCTTTTATCATGGTCGAGTTCCATGATGTGGGAGAGTTCTATAAATTTGGGTGCTGGTAGTGGGTCATCGATTGCCACATTGATCGAGGGGTCGGTTTGTTCGGTGGTAGTGGTTGGTGCGGTGGGGTAATTGATCTCCGGCAGGGTTGCCAGATATTTATCAATCTCATCTGCTTTTGCCAGAGTTTCTGGGGTTAGGTAATCTTCTCGTCTTGCCATTTTTATATAGTTGGTTGGTTGGTTGTTGGTTATTGATCTAAATCCTTGGATTTTACTAAAGCGATAAAGTCTGGTTTTCTGGTTTTTTCATCTCGGACAAGGATGACCATATTCCCCTCATCCATTCGGTGCGCAAAGTTACAGGCATCTTTTATAGGAACCCCTAAATTCACTAACCTTCTGGCGATTCTTTTAGTGAGGAAGAACTTATGCATTCAATCCTTCCAGAATATGATCGGTTGCTCGGCGGTCAGGTTGCCCTCCTTTTGGCGGGTTCCCCAAGGCAATCGGCATAGCTGATTCATAAGCTTAAATCGTGGATCTCCACCGAGGCTTTGGGATAGCTCGAGGAATGCCTTCTTGTTACCTGGAGTCCACTTGTACCAGGCATGAAGGGACTTGCCGCCGGATGATACGATCATCTTGAGTTCGGCCTCGTTTTCGAGCTTCTTGATCAGTCCAAGCTGTTGCTCAAATGAGAGGTCTGGATCATCGGTTTCGTGGATTAAATATTTCCTGCCTAATACTTGACTTTCGGATCGATTAGTGGCTTGGGCGGGGAAAGTGTTGTAGGTAATGAATTGGTATTGGGAGAGGTCGGGTTGAGCGATCCAATCGGTAACAGGTAGTAGCACACCTTTCTCGGCCACCTGTTTCTGGACAAAGATTGACTCGTCAGGTTCGAATAGTTTGGAGAGTGCATCGGCAGAATCGATTGGGACGAGATTGGTTCTGACCTGAAACTCTTCAAAGAGTCCAGCCTGTCCGATATTGTTATTTTTTAAACCCTGATCGACTGGAGTAATCTTGATCGGGTTGGATTTGAGTTCTGGATGATCATGCCGGTAATAGGCTCCCTTTACTGCATTTCTAATTTCTTCTGGCTGATTTGGCCGATGGGCAACGCCCGCCAGAAGTGATTCAACCGCGCGTTCGGCATCGGAAGGGTTTGAAATGTGGCGGGTAACCGCTAGGGCAATTCTTAGAATGACTTCATGGTGGGACAATAAGCCAGTTGGCAGATTCTCTAAGCACCTGCGAAGATCTCCTTTTAGGGTTGCCATTTTAGTCGGTTAGATACTTGGCGATTTGCTCGGTAATCTTGAGCATTGCCCCTCGTTCAATCTTGGAAATGGTTTCTCTGGCAACTCCCGCCTTTTGTGCAATCTCATCCTGTGTATAGCCTTGATGATCGGATGGCAGGGTGCGGAGCATTTGTTTAAGCCTCGCATCGGTTGCCATCTTTCGGGCGGAGTTATTCTGTCTCTTCTCCTTCGTCATCCACCGTCACCCACTTGTCGATAAAATACTTTGGTAGTCCCGCCTCGGAAACATGATCATCCTCCTGATCTGGTTCATATCCCTTCCGGCTAATATGAATAATCTGGGAAAGAACCTCATGCTTATGCCCCAACCTTCGAATCGCCCATGCCTCATTCGGAAATCGGATATCATCAAATACGATGGTTCGCTTGCCCACATGATCTTGGGCATTTCGCATGGCAACATCTACCCATATATTTGCATACCCAGACGGTCCTTCCCTGCCCCAAGAAGTACCAAGTTCCTGCAACATCCGCCTAACCGTCACATCCTCGGGAAAGCCAGGTATTGGTTCTTCCTTTCGATCCAGCCAGGAGGGATGCGGCAGGATAACCTTGAGCATCTCCTTAATAGGGGTGGCAAAGGATAAGATGGTTGCTCCTTTAAAGGTCTGGGCATAGGTCGATTTACCCACCCCTTTGGGACCGCAAAGACCGATTATTTTATAGTTCATAAGATTGCGATAGCGAAGGATAAAACCGTCCAGATAAAGGTCAGAATCGCTAGACCGAATAGGATGTAGTGGAGTGGGTGGAGTTTCATGGCATATCGATTTTTACATCCCCATTTACCTTTTCCATGATTAGCTTCACATCTCTTGTGCCATTTTTAACTTGGTTAAGTAATTGGATTTTAAACCATTTTAAAAACTCGCTAATAATCCATTCTTGATCATCTCCGCCGAGTATTAAGATTTTCTTTTTACCTTGTCTTTCAAAGTGAACATGAACCTTTGCTTGATATGGATCATCTCCTACAATTGTAATTCCTGTTAAGTATCCAAGGTTTTTAATCTCTCCCTCTTTTAAGTTAGGAAATTCTTCTATTTTATAAGTCTCTATCATATTAATAGTGGTTTTTGATCTGCCCCTCCGCCGCCAGAGGTAAGCCTGGATAGTTAAGGGGTTCATCGGTTAGTAGTTTAAGTAAAAGATTTAGTGCCGCCTGTCCCTCGTCCTCGGCTACCTCTAAACAGATGCTATCGTGGACATGGAGACAGACAGGCAAGCCGGTGGCCTCGATTCGAATAAGGGCATCGGCAAAGATGGATCGGGCGGTTGCCTGAACTAAATTCTGGAAAAGTCTGGCTCCATAAAGTTTGACCGGCTCATAGCTTCGAGTGGTACTGGCAAAGAGTTCACCATTCTTTTCGAAGGCGTTGAAATATCGGACTGGATATCCGCATCGTGTTTCAAATGTGATACACTCGGGAGTCTCCTTCATCCATTCACGGAATTGATCCTCCATCCTCTTCCAAGTTAAGATTAAATCTGGATTCTGCGCCCTGTATAAATAAACCTGTTGCTTGGCCTCGGCCTCGGTCATACTTACCCCAAATCCTTTTGCGACATCTATAAACTTACCTGGTCCACATCCATATCCCAGCCCTAAAAGTCGAGCCTTGCAAAGCTTCCGCATTTCGGGTGCAAGCTCGGCCATCGGTTCATCCTCTTTATAGAGTTTGGATGCTCGGCCATGTGCCTCATAGATATCGATTCCTCCACGGACTAAGCCTAGGAATTTCTGATCTCCTACAAGGTACGCAATAACGCGCGGTTCGATCTGGGAAAGGTCAGCAGATACCAGCACCCTGCCCTCTGGAGCCTTTAAACATTTCCTCGGCTCAATCCCTTCAATTTCTGACTGCATGATGCCCTGAAAGTTTAACCCGCCCGTCCCGCTCCACCTGCCTGTATGATTAGCCCCATGATATTTGAGCCGTGTGGAAACTCGACGGTCTCTACGGATTCGAAAGATTAATCCGTATGCAAAATTATTGATGATATTTAACTGCCTCCAAGTGGTCGATTTTCTGTCCACCTTCTCCATCTGATTTTCAGATTCATCGATAGTCTGCTGGCATAGTGGGCCATCAATCGGCAAACCTCGGTTTGCGATTTGTCGGGTAAGGGTGGACAGGATTCTCTCCTTTTCTGGAAAGCCTAATATTAATTCCTGATAGACCCGCAAACAGGCTCGGGAATCATTCAATGCATACTCGGAGTATCTGGGTTCTGCCTGTACTTCTTCAGCGGTTAATCCCATCATCGCAAGCCGATCATCCTTGGATAATTCCTCATTGAATAGTTCCTTATATGCACCGGCTAGTGATCGGGGTAGCTGGTGATAGGATGCCATGTCTGCGGTGCATAACCAGTCAGCCGGCATGAACTCTGGCAGTTGTCCCTTGGTAATTCCTGCCCTGCATCCATTCGAATCAAATTCTGCATTATGGGAGATTAGAGTTTGTCCGTTTAGCCGGTTGACCGGCAACTGCTCGGGTGGACCAACCCATTCAAATCCATCCTCTGCAACGATTGAAACGAGAGTGATTCGAAAATCTGGATGCATCAGAAATCGATCCAAGCCAAGGTCAACGATTGAATACTTCTTCCGAAATATGGTTTCGATATCGAGGGCAACGATCACGGAACCTCCCTTAATAAAGTCTCGGCTGAAAGGATTGCATTTTCCAGATGTGGGTACGAAGTCTCTGGGAGATCCCTGTCAATCTTCACCCGCCAGACCATCTCCTCATAGTCGAGCCAGATGTCCGCCTGTCTGGTATCCAGCTTAATTATTATCTTCTGACCTCGGGGTAGTCCGAGTCCCATCTTGTACACACATTTCATAAAATCGATCCTCCTGTTCCTGAGTTTTTTCCACACATACTAAACACTCCCATTCCTCATCCTCGGTAATTGGTGATCCGCAATCCGAGCAGAAATCGGATGGATGCCAAGGGCGGTCAAAGCATTTGGTCATTTGTCTAATACCTTTCCAATCTGTTTCCCTATCCACTCAGCCACATTGACAGTAACTGCGTTGCCTTGCTGGCGGTATCTAAGTCCATCCGCCTGTTTGACAACCTTACCAGTAGCCTTCCACTCGTTCCCCTCAAGGGTCAGTTCCATCTTTTCGGCCGTCCAATTATCGGGGAATCCCTGTAGGCGTTCGCATTCGATTGGAGTGAGTCGGCGGACTGTTAAAGTAGCATCATGTACAGCTTTTACTTGTGCTGTAACTTCGCTGGACTGAGGGGATCTTGATGGGTTGTTAGAGGCACTAAGCGTAGGAGCTACATGAGCCACCCCCACGCCTTCCCCGCCTTGCTGGCTACGCAGAGTTACCGATACATCCTCGGAAGCCTTGGGGGTTGTGTCTCCGTTCCATGAGACGACTGAAGGCTTATTCAT